CCGCGGCGCCGGCAAGACCCGCACCGCGGCCGAGCAGGTCTGGTGGTGGGCGTGGACGCAGCCCGGCACGCGCTGGTTAGTCTCCGCCCCCACGTCGGGTGACGTGCGTGGCACGTGCTTTGAGGGCGATAGCGGCATCCTAAACGTGATGCCTAAGGTGCTACTAGCCGACTACAACAAGAGCCTCGCTGAGATCGTTTTGACCAACGGCAGCCTGATCAAGGGTATACCCGCATCTGAGCCCGAGCGCTTCCGCGGGCCGCAGTTCCACGGCGCGTGGCTCGACGAGCTGGCCGCGTGGGAGTACCTCGACGACGCGTGGGATCAGATCCAGTTCGGCGTGCGTCTGGGCAAGCGCACGACCATCATCGCGTCCACCACGCCGCGCCCCAAGGACTTGATCAGCGCGCTGGCCGACCGCGACGGCGAGGACGTGTACCTCACCACCGCGTCGACCTACGCCAACCTTGACAACCTCGCCCCCAGCTTTCGCGACCAGATCCTGCAGTACGAGGGCACACGTCTGGGCGACCAAGAGATCCACGCCTCGATCCTGTCGAGCGAGGACACCGGCATCGTCAAGCGCGCGTGGTTCAAGCTCTGGGGTGCCGAGAAGCCCCTGCCCCAGTTCGAGTACGTGGTCCAGTCATACGACTGCGCGACCAGCACCCGCACGGCCGCCGACCCCACCGCGTGTGTCGTGCTTGGCGTGTTCAAGCCCAGCGAGGACAAGGGCATGAGCGTCATGCTGATCGACTGCTGGAGCGAGCGCATCCAGTACCCCGAGCTGCGCCCCAAGGTGATCTCGGAGAGCGAGGAGATCTACGGCGACGAGAACGAGTTCGGCAACGGCAAGAAGGTCGACCTCATCCTGATCGAGGACAAGTCGGCCGGCATCGTGCTGCTGCAGGACTTACAGCGCGCCGGGCTGCCTGTGCGCTCTTACAACCCGGGCAACGCCGACAAGACCATGCGCCTGAACATCGTGAGCCCGCTGATCGCGCGCGGCCGCGTGTACCTGCCCGAGTCGACGATCAACCCGGGCTGCGCGCGCGACTGGTGCGACCCGTTCCTGAGTCAGGTCTGCAGCTTCCCCGACAGCAAGCACGACGACTACGTCGACGCGCTCAGTCAGGCGCTCAGGGTGCTGCGCGACATGGGCTTCGTAAACATTGACCCGGTCGCCGACCCTGACCTATACTACGCCGACGACCGCCCCAAGCGCGACAACCCTTACGCAGCGTGATCGACTATGCCCAGATTCCTGACCGATAAAGAGATCGCCTACATCCACGCCGCGGAGCTTGCGCGTAAACCCAAGCCCATGAGCGAGGCGCTGGGCAACCAGCAGGGCAAGACGCTCAAGCTGCTGCAGTACGACCGTATGCGCACCGACCCGTTCGATGAGACCCAGCGTGGCGGCCCGTGGTTCTCGTGGTTGCAGAAGGTGCAGCCCGAGTACGAGAACGTGGGGGCGGCATTTACTAAGAAGGGCGGGGCTAAGGCTAAAGCCAAGCAGTCGGGCGAGGACGTCGTCTGGGCACCGTTTCTAGGCGCACGCGAGCAGCACAAAAGCAACACACCCATGTTCAACAAGTTCATGGACGAGTTCGATGAGCAGGTCGCACTGGGCAACATCAGCCCCGAGCTGCTGGCATTGATCAACAAGCGCATCCCCAACATGCCTAAGCTGCCGGGCAAGAAGACGCAGCCCTTTGACCCAAGTCGTGAGTACGACGTGTCCGACCCTAAGTTCCGCGAGCTGGTCGATACCTACGACCGGCGCGGGGCAATTGCCGAGATGCTTAAGGGTAAAGGCGTGGGCGGCCCGACTAAGGGGCGCACGGTCAAGGTCGAGGAACTACTTGCTAAGTACCTCGAGCCGTCAGCGGCCGACGTGGACAACTGGTCAATCGGTGACAGGTTGGTGCAGCTTGACAAGAAGATCGGGTTTCGACCAGACCTACACCAAGCGTACCCGTGGGTGAACTACGGCGAGGACTTGGGCGTGAAGTATGAGCACGCCCCTGCCGAGATCGTGCTGCGCGACTTCAACCAGAACATACGCGACAAGCTTAAGCGCGAGCCGATGCAGATCGACTGGCGCACTAAGAGCCCGTCGCAGTTCATCGACGAGGACTTCTTGAAATACCTGCAACAACGCGGCTACAAGACGGGCGGCATGGTCGAAGAGGCGATCAGTGACACGGTCAAGAACCCGAACGCTGTGAAGATGCTCAACCTCGACTTGGCCAAGCTGGCCTTGATGAAGCAGCAGCCCAAGCGCATGGCTAAGGGTGGCAAGGCTGAGGTGCGCGAGATCGGCATCGACCCTAACCGCAAGAAGGTGACCGACCGTAACCCCGACCTTGAGCGTGCCGCGCAGTTGGTGGCCGAGGGCAAGATGACGCGCGAGGAGTACTGGCGCTTAGCCGACAAGCTTAAGCCCGTGCGCCCGTATGACTTCGTGCCTAAGCCTGCGAGTACCGAGCGGGTGACAGGCGCACTCAAGGAGCCCCAGCGCGAGCGCTACGGCACCGGCTCTATCCCTGAGGGCCGCAAGGTCGGCCTGCGCCTAGACATCCCCGCGTACAGCAACCACGGCGTGTGGGTGAACTCCGTGCACGACGAGGAGGACAAGGGCAAGGCGTACTACGAGCCCGTGTCGCACATCACCGACGCGGTGTTTGACCGCTTTGAGAACAAGGCCTTGAAGGTGGCCGCCGGCACGGCCAAAGCCCCGTTTGCACGCATCACGGGCAACTGGCGACCCATCGATCAGGACGTGGCCGTTGAGCGCGCGCAGGAGTATCTGGCGCACCCCGAGTGGCGTCAGGTGGGCATGGACCCAACCCGGCGCGGGCACTTCTACGACCGCGAGTCGATGCAGCCGATACACAGTGCCGATGAAGTGATCCAGATCGGCCCGCTCGTGCTGGCCAAGAAGCCCGTGTACGGTAAGCAAGAGGACTACAGCTATGCCACCGGGGGCAAAGTTAAATGAGCGAGTTCGATGACGAAGCGCCCCCACCGGGACACCGTTGGTACTATTACGGTGATCCGTCACGCGACCAAGTCAGCGGCCGTTATGCCGTCCCGATAGAAACCTCCTCCAGTGAGGATACTAGTCGACCCATTGCCCCACACCGTCCGGTCGCGGGCGAGGTGCCGTCAGTCGATCAGATGCGGCTCGAGTTATCGCGCCAACCAACACCTTCACCAGTGCCCCCGCTACCAGAGTACTTGGCCAACTTGCCGCGCGAAATTCGCGATCAGTCCATGGCGCTATACGAAACGGGCATGGGTATGTTTGGCAGCATGGTCTCACCCGTCGCGGCCGCGGCCACCGGCGTGGGTAGGAACATTTACGACTACTTTGTCAACGGCAAGATTGACCCCAAGGCCAGCACCGCTGCTGCCAACCGGGCGGCTGAGATGACGTCCTACCAACCTGTGATGCCAAGCGCGCAGAGCCTGCTGCAGACGATGGGCGAGGCACCTGCCGCCATCATGGGTACGGGTCAAGGCCTGCCCCCGATCGTGTCGGGCATCAACCCGCGTGCCGTGCAGCTACCACGTGGCGCACTTGGCTCGGTGGGCGCTGGCATCAAGCGTGACATTGGCCAGTTTGATAACGACATCTACAACGCGCAGCGCGGCATCACGCCGGGCTACCCTACGATGGGCACCGAGTTCCAGAAGGCATTCGTCGATCCCCGGCCAACGATCAGCGACATGCTGACAGGCCTCGAGCCATCCAACATACCGAGCACGGCCTCGGCCGCGGTCAAGCCTAACGTCAAGGGTACGTGGCTGTACGACTACACCGAGGGTAAACCCTTTGCCAGAGACGGCTCGATCCTTGGCACGGTGCTCGATCGCGCCTCTAAGAAATTTGACATTAACGAGTGGGAAGCCAATACCTTTGCCGTGCTTCCTGAGTGGGGTAAGGACCTGCTTAAAGACAGACGGCGTGCCGTTGAAAGCGCGATGTCTGGTAATTACATGACTGTGCAAGAACGCAACAACCTGCGAGTGCACGGAATTGAGCAATTTGTTGACGAGTACAACCCCTTGGCCGTTGCCCAAGGCTTGTCCCCGCTACCGCTTGTTAGACCCCAGATTGAAAAGATCGACGCCTACAACGAGTGGTTGCGCAAGCCCAATTTGTCATACATCCAGAAGCAGATGGGCACGGGCTTGGCAACCGACCCGGTGGTCAAGGCCGCCGAGGCCAAGACACCGTTGGTGGCCGAAGGTACCGATGTGTTGCAGCCCACTGGGTCACAGGGGCTCGACAACCGTGATCTGGCGCTGCAACTGCGTAACGCAATCCCCGGCATGGCTGAGAAGTACCCTGACGTTGGTAACCTTACCGCAACAACCGATATGGGTAAAGCGGTGGAGGGCATAATTGACCGCGAGATATCCATGGTGCGTAAGGGTGACATTGATGTCACCCAAGAACCAAACTACGCCGGAATAC